AGAACATAATATTTTATACTTTCTAAATATAAAATAGGATACATTAGGATAGTTGTCAACTATTTATAATTAAATTTTTTGCAGTATTCACTGTATTTTTCCATAGCGATTTGACAGGCTTTTGGAAATTTAGTTTTCATATAATCTACAGTAGCACTATTAAGCCTTTGTTTAGCTCCTGGAATTTTGTCTTTATGATCAACTCTTTTAATTTTAGATTTAAAAGTCTTCATTCTTTCTGCAAGACCTACAAGACCTGGAATTTTTTGTTCTAATTTTTTTATATCTTCATTTAGATTTTCAAATCTGATCATGTGATCAATTATATACTCACCATTTATTTCATAAAATTTTTTAAAATCTTTTACAGGCGCTTGAATTGCATAATCTCTAAAAGACACGTTCTGTAAATCAATACCAAAAAAATAATAGTTAGATATAAGATAGTCAATTGGATGCCTTACAATAGAAACTTTTGTATAAGAGTTAAAAATATCTTCACCTATTCTTTTTTTAATTTTTCTAGCTTCTATGTGATTATAGTATCTCTGACTATTTGCTTCAAACACACGAAGTATTGTTCCCATACCTTGATAACAATCATTATTCATAACATTACCAGATACGTGAAAATCAACATCTAATCCAATAACATGATCAAAATATTTAGCTCCATTGTTTTCATTTTGAAAATGAATTTTATTTCTTTCCAAACTAGTTCTTTCATCTTCTGGAGTGCACATAGTTATTATATCTTCTGGCCCACAATAATTTCTTAATGCTAATTCAAAAGATGTGCCGGCTACCTTAAGAGGTTTTATAAATATCAGTTTATGCTTATGTGATATAATCATTGATTTCTTTCTAAAAATAGCTATACTAAACCAAAAGAGAAAGTCAATGACTAAAGTTTATTTAACTCAAGAAATACCTACAGATAGAGAAACAGGTAAACCTAAATATAATGTTATGGGTGCAGCAAAGTATGGAGAAATAAAAACTTTATTACCTATGTATTCTCAAATGATACTTTCTCCTGGTCCATTAATACAAAAACTTAGAACTCTTTTAAAAGACTACACGTCAGACGATTATCTTTTATTATCAGGCGACCCCGCAACTATCGGTGTTATTTGTTCAGTAGTTTCTGATATGACAAATGGAAAATTTAAATTTCTAAAATGGGATAGACAAGAAAAAACTTATTATCCAATAGAAATAGATTTATTTAAAAAATAGTATTGACAAAACAAAAGTCTAGGATTATATACAATTTACGAAAGGAATTGTATGACGATTAATTATGAAGATGATAGATTAGAATCTGTAAAGCAAATAGATGCTGCAGCTTCTTTATCTAATAAAGTTATTGAATTAAAAAATATTGAAGACGAAATTGAAAACGCAGAAAAAAGTATTTCAAAATTAAAAGAACAGTCTAAAGTATTATCAGAGGTAGAAATACCTAAGATGATGCAAGATATGAACATTACAAAATTAAAGCTTAAAGATGGTGAGTCTATAGAACTTAAACCATTTTATTATGCTTCTATTGCAAAAGGAAGAAACGAAAGTGATTCTGATTTTTTAGATAGAAAGGATAAAGCTTTTAAATGGCTTCGAGATAACGGCCTAGGTGATATTATTAAAAATGATATTACCGTTACCTTTGGTCGGGACGAAGATAACAAGGCACTGCAATATGCAGACCTTGCAAAGAGTAATGGCTTTGAACCAATTCAGCGCGAAACGGTTCATGCTGTAACTCTTAAAGCGCTAGTCAGAGAGCGTCTTGAGAATAATCTTGAGATGCCTTCTGACATTTTTAAAATCTACGCGGGTAACAGTACAAAAATCAAAAGGAGATAATATGGAAACTAGTAACGAGAAACAAGTGACTATAAAAAAAGAAAATCTGCCTTCAGATATTTTATTTGAAGCAGATGCAGCACAAGGTTTGGAAAACGTAAGAACAGAAAATCTGGCCTTACCAATTCTAAAACTTTTACAAAACGGATCTGGAGAAGCTCAGAAGCGTAATCAAAATTACGTTGAAGGTGCTGAACCAGGGATGTTCCTAAACACCGTAACTAAAAAATGTTATAATGGTGCTGATGGAATAGAGGTTGTACCCTGCTATTACAAACTTGAGTTTCAAGAGTGGGCAGACTTTGGTACAGGTTCAGGAAGACCAGAAAATATTTTTGGTCATGACTCTGATATTTTATCTAAAACAACTAAAGATACTGGAGGTAAAGATCGTCTTGAAAACGGTAATTACATTCTAACAGTTGGTCAACATTTTGTTTTAATTGTTGATGGTGAAATTACAGAACCTGCATTAATCTCTATGAGTTCTTCTCAAGGTAAAGTGAGTAGAAAATGGAATTCAATGATGGCTTCAATTACACTTGAAGGCAAAAATGGTCCTTTCACTCCTGCTACTTACAGTCATAAATATGTCCTGTCTTCTGTACTTAACAGTGGAAAAGGTAATCAATGGTATGGCTTTAATGTTGTAAGAGGTGCTATGATTGATAACGCATCACTCTACGAAAGAGCGAAAAAGTTTCACAACTCATTCGCCGGCAAATAGTGTGAAAAGTGGGCGCCTAGGGGAGACTCAAAGCGCCCATGCAACGACAGACAGGACAGGACATGACAGACGTATTAAAAAAATTTAAAAGTATATTTGAAGGCTTAGACATAGCTCGTGGTGAAACCCGTAAGACAGGTGAGGTATCTGCAAAAGGTAAAAGTATTACTAGGTCTAAAACAATTACAGAACCACCTACGGATAAAATGTGGGAAGATCATTTAAAAGGTACTGACCCTGCATTAGGTATCATTCCAATAAGAAGAGACAATACTTGTATATGGGGATGCATTGACTGGGATGTATATCCTTTAGATCACAAAGAAATAGTACAAGATTTAAAAAAGAAAAAGATACCACTTACAGTATTCAGATCAAAATCTGGTGGTGCACATTTATTTTTATTTACAAAAGAACCTGTTCCTGCAGTTATGATGAGAGATAAATTAAAAACATATGCTTCAGCTATTGGTCATGCAAGAGCAGAGATATTTCCAAAACAAGAAAAGATAAATATTGATCGTGGCGATGTAGGTAGTTTTTTAAACCTACCTTACCACAATTTAGAAAATACAGTTAGATATGCTTTCAATAATGATGGTGAACCAATATTAAATGTTGAAAAGTTTTTTGAACACTATGAAAAAAATGTTTTAAGTGTAGACCAATTTAATAATCTAAAATTAAAAGAAACAGAAGAAGATGACTTTCTTGAAATGCCACCATGTTTAGTTACGCTTTTATCTGAAGGTGTTGGTGAAGGAATGAGGAATGAAACTATGTATAATGTAGGAGTATATCTGAAGAAAAGATTTTCTGAGGACGATCTTTGGAAAAAGAAAATGAATCACTACAACATAAAATATTTTAAACCACCTATCAATGCATCAGAACTTGTTAAGACTCAAGAATCATTAGATAACAAAGATTATTTTTATAAATGTAAAGATGAACCTTTATCATCTTTTTGTAATTCTAAACTGTGTGTAACAAAAAAATATGGTGTAGGTGATGATGATGCACCGGTACAAACCATATCTGCAATTAGAAAATATAATTCAGACCCACCATTATTTTTCTGTGATATCGATGGACAAACAGTGATGGTTGAAACTGCAGTTCTTCATGAGCCAGATAAATTTTCAATGGCGTGCTTAGAACAAATCAATAGACCACAAATGCCTATGTCTAAAATTATATGGCGTAAGATGTTAATAAAACTCTTACAAGAAAAACAAGAAACAGACCTTAAGGCTACTGAAGATTTAAAAATAGACAACCAACTAAAAGAATACATGGAAGACTTTGTAAATAAAGTTAGAGGTAAAGATATCAATGATATTCAAAGAGGTGTTGCATATAGTGATGATAACTATAGTTATTTTAAAATGAAAGATTTTTGGAAACATTTAGTAAAAAACAAATGGCCAGATAAAAGGTATCCAAAACATGTAGTAGTACAAAAACTACAGACTCAATTAAAGATTGAAGAGGATTATCCAAAAATAAACGGTAAAACAGTGCGTTGCTTTAAGATGTTAAAGATTGTATCTGTTGAACCAGAGAAAGCAAAATATGAAAGTCAGGAACCATCATGGAAAAGAAAAATAGAACAGTAATACCTGGACCACCAGGGACCGGTAAAACATATAGATTATTAAATCACTATATGGCTAAAGAAATAAAAGAAAATAAAACTAATCCTAAAAAAATTTGTTACATTACTTTTAGTAAAGCAGCTGCAGAAGAAGCAACTGAAAGATTTGAAGAATTATTTCCTAAAGAAAAACTTGGATACATAGGGACTATGCATGCATTAGGAGTAAGAGAATTAAATATAGATGTAAGTGCAAAATTATTAAGAGGTAATAGTCAATGGAATCAATTTAAACTCTATGAACCAATGGCAGCTAGATTAAATACTGATATGAGTATTGATTCAATCACTGGTAAAACTAGATTTAAAGACCCTATACTAACTACAAGAGACTATGCAAAAAATAAAAAAATATCTTTGAATGAAGCTGCAATACAAAAAGGTATGGCAGGTTGGGCAGATATACACATCGCAGAAAAAATAGATGATGCACTAACGCAATATAAAAAAGATACAGGAGTCATAGAATTTTATGACATGATCAGTTTGTTTACGGATAAAATAAAAACTAAAGATAGTTTTTATAATGTTATATTTTTAGATGAAGCTCAAGACTTAAACGCGTTGCAATGGGATATGTTTTTTGAATTAGAAAAACTAAGTGCAAGATCATATATTGCCGGTGATGACGATCAAACTATTTATGGTTTTCAAGGCGCAGATGCATCTACATTTATAAACCTAGAAGGAACTATCGACGAACAAGTAAAGTCGAGACGAGTACCGAGAAGCGTGCATCGAGTAGCTTTAAATATATTAGATAGACTCAACGAACGTAGGAAAAAGAATTGGGAAGCGAGAGACGAGGAAGGTGAAGTTAATTATGAAACATCACTAGAGAACATAGACTTTTCAAAAGGTAAGTGGATGATACTTGGTAGAACCAATAAGCTTTGTGAAAAAGCAAGAGATCATTTGTATATGAAAGGTTTAAGATATGAATTTACAGGTGATAAATACTTAGATAAAAATTCTATGTTAGCATTTACTACTTGGAAAAGATTAAACAATGGTGCAAGTATTGATTCAAAAGATGTAAAAATAATGTACTCTTTTTTAAAAGTAAAACTAGGTCATCTACAAAGGGGTTTTGCTAGTGGTAAAACTCTAGACTCTGTTTTTTCTGTGACGTTAGAAGAACTAAAAAAAGATCATGGTTTACTTGTTGAAGGTAGTTGGGAACATCTTGACTTTGATGAAGATACAAAAATTTTTATGAAACATTTAATACAAAATAATTATGATCTCATGAAAGAAGCTGACATAAAGATAATGACTTTACACGGATCAAAAGGAAAAGAATGTGAAAACGTAGTTTTATTTACAGACTTTGGTGCAGATGAATATCAAAGTAATTTTATTGAAGGTGAGTTTGAAAAATCACCAGACAATGAACACAGATTATTTTTTGTTGGAGTTACCAGAGCTAAACAAAAACTTTATTTACTACAATCAGAGGAGGGTACAGGGTATGTCATATAAATCATTAGATAAACAAGTCCAGGGGAATCACTATCAAGATTTTAAGATTCAGCCTGCAGAGTTTGTAAATCAAAATAAACTTTTATTTGCTGAGGGAAATGCTATAAAATATATTTGCAGACATTCTAAGAAAGGTAAACACTACGATATTAAGAAGGCTATACATTATTTAGAAATGATTCTAGAAAGGGATTATGGAGAATTTATTTAACGAAGAGATGTGGGTATCACCAAGCGAATTTAAAGATTTAAGTAGTTATAAATACATAGCAATTGACTTAGAAACAAGAGACCCAAACTTAAAAAAAATGGGTTCAGGTTCTGTAAGAGGTGATGGAGAAATTATTGGTGTTGCTGTTGCAGTAGATGGTTGGTCCGGATATTATTCTTTTGGCCACGAGCAAGGTAATTTTTTTGCTAAAGAATCTGTAATGAAATGGGTTAAAAGTATTTGTGCATTACCTTGTACTAAAATATTTCATAATGCAATGTATGACGTATGTTGGTTGAGAGCGTACGGCGTAAAGATAAACGGAATTATTGTAGATACAATGATGATGGCAGCTGTATTAGATGAAAACAGGTTGTATTACTCATTGAATTCATTATCTTTTATAGAGTTGGGTAAAGTTAAGAATGAAAAAGCTTTACAAGATGCAGCAGACAAAGCTGGTGTAGATGCAAAGTCTGAAATGTATAAACTTCCTGCATCAATGGTAGGAGCATACGCTGAAGCAGATGCTGAACTAACTTTACAATTATTTAAAAAATTTTCAGGGCAGATAAGAGATCAAAACTTACAGAGAATATTTAACTTAGAGACAAGTTTATTTCCTATGTTAGTAGATATGAAATTTAAGGGCGTTCGAGTAGACGTCGATAAAGCGATTCAACTGAAACATGTGCTAGAGAAAAGAGAAGGGCTATGCCTTGCAAAAGTGAAACAAGTAACAGGAGTAGAAGTACAAATATGGGCAGCAAGATCGATCTCCAAAGTATTTGACAACCTTGGACTATCTTATTCCAGAACTGCAAAAAGTAAGATGCCATCATTTACAAAAGCTACACTAGAAAATCATGAAAATCCAGTGATAAAAAACATTGCAGAAGCTAGAGAATTAAACAAAGCGCATACAACATTTATAGATACAATATTAAAACATGAACACAATGGACGTATTCATGCTGACATAAATCAGTTAAGATCAGACGCAGGCGGGACTGTAACCGGACGTTTCTCATATTCTAATCCAAACTTACAACAAATACCTGCAAGAAACAATTTATTAGGTCCTGCAATTCGTGGACTATTTATACCTGAACAAAACTGTGATTGGGGTTGCTTTGACTATTCACAACAAGAACCTAGATTAGTTTTACACTACGCAGCAGAACATCCTATCTTAAAAAATTCTGAGTCTGTAACTGAAATGGTTTCTAAGTTTAACAAAGACCCCAAAATGGACTTTCATGGAATGGTAGCTAAACTTGCAAACATAAAAAGAAAAGAAGCTAAGACTATTAACTTAGGTTTGTTTTATGGAATGGGTAAAGCAAAACTTCAACAGTCTTTGGATTTAGAAAACAAAGAAGATGCTGATAAACTTTTTAATAATTATCATGACAGTGTACCTTTTGTAAAAGGTTTGATGGATGCTACGATGAGAGATTCACAAAGAGACGGAGAGATTCAAACGATTGCCGGTAGAGTATGTAGGTTTGATAAATGGGAAGAAGCAAGATTTGCTCCAGGTGAACTAAGAGCACCTATGACCTATGAAGAAGCTAAAGGAAAATATGGTGAGGATAGAATTAGAAGAGCCTATACATACAAAGCTTTAAATAAATTAATACAGGGTTCTGCGGCAGATATGACCAAGCAAGCTATGTTAGATTTATATAATGAAGGTATTACACCACATATACAAGTACATGATGAACTTGATATATCTGTTGAATCAGATCACCAGGCTCAAAAAATTATTGCAATTATGCAAGATGCAGTTAAACTTTCTGTTAAAAATAAAGTTGATTATGAAAAAGGCCCAACGTGGGGTGATGTAAAATGAGGATTTTTTATGGCGTACTTAAATGCAAATATACCACCGACTTATGCACAAATCAGAAGAGAGTATCTTTATGATCTTAAGAAACATAAAGGAGAAGTTGAAGACTGTATCATATTCGGTATTAGCGCTCTTACAGGACGTGCAATACTATTTCATGCTATTATGGAAAACGGTGCAATATTCTATCGCCTACCTATTAGCGCTTTTATTCAACAGGGATTTGATGCATCCGGAGTGCCCACAAGACTACTTGATGAACTACAGCTCTGGAATTGTTTTTCTTATTATCCTTCTGTCCATCGTTGGGATATACTAGACGGTCAAGCCGGTAAGTATATTGGAAAAGACAAGAAATGGCACCCTGGAAAGTATTTATTTACCGTTGACTTTGCACATCCAGATAGTAATATACTTGATACCGATCATTCGGAAATACCGCACGAACACAAGTGCGCTCACATAATTGCCTTAGATGATGGTAATTTTGCAGCACAACCTAACAACAGATGTATATGGGATATACCTTCTT